GATGTCCGGCAAAGGGTTTATGAAAAATAAAGGGTTTTCAATGATTCCGAATCAAGTTATTTGGGACGAAGATATATCAAATGATGAGAAGCTATTGTTTTGCTATTTGCGTAGCCTTTCCGAAAAATACCGAACTTTAAGAAATAAGACTTTATTGTATAAATTGGGGATAAGTTTGAATACTTTACAAAATTGCAAAGCCGAACTTATAAAAAACGGCTATTTAAAGGTAATTAGAAAGACTTCGGCAAATAAGTACGAACTAGCTATTCCTAATAAGGTTGTTTTGCCCTACCCAGAATTTGGGCAACAGACTACCCAAAATTTGGGTAGTATTAAGAAGAGTAATACTAATATATATAATAATAAAGGGTTAAAAGGTTTTAAAAGATTAAAGGGTTTTAAACCTTAATATCAATGTCAAACTATTTGAAGACAACCCCCCTGCCTTACTACTTTAAAGGTAAGCTATTACAATCTTTTAGAAAAAACGATTACACAAAGGAAGAGAAGCTAGAAATAGTAATAAAACTTAACCAAGAATACGCTGCCGGAATGTTGCCGATTTCAAAATTAATATGGATTTACGAAAATGATTGTTTCGGTAAATATACCGTTCAATTAATAATTGACGATATGCTAGAAAAAGGAATTATTAAGCTAAATCCTATTACCCTTGACAAGCGAACATTTAGAAAGAAAAAAACAATATTTGACTGGTAATGATGCAACACTGTGATAATTATGTTACTCTACTAGCAACAACCCTTTCAGCTAGTTTTTATAAAGTTGCAACTTCGCTTGAGGGCGGTTCTTCCTTTCTTTACCGCCCCAAGCCCCAAGAAAGGTAAAACTATGGCCGGAAGAAAAAGAAAATTAACCGATAAATTAGCAGATAAAATTCTGGACTTGATTGCTGACGGTCTAACAATCAGACAAATATTTGAAAGGGAAGATATTAATTATACTTGGACTAGCTTTCGTAAAGAATTAGTAAGCAATTCAAATTTAATGGATAGATACCAAAAATCAAAAGAACTTGCTATTGATTTAGAATTGTCAAACTTGAAAGACAAAAGACTAGAACTAGAGGCAAAAATAGAATCCGGCGAAATAGACGGCAAGGCCGGACAAAATTTAGTTAATCTTTATAAAATTATTGTAGCTTCAAGCCAATGGTCGGCAAGTAAGTTAGCAAGTAAAAAATATGGAAAACAAGCGGAAGTTTTAACGCTTAAAGGTTCACAAAACGAACCAATTAACATTAGTTGGGACTTAAAAGGGTAATTATATGCCGATATATTAGTATTAAATTTATATTTTTATTACTTGCGTTGGTTTAAAAGTATTGAATTTATTGAATGTTTGCCATTTCTTGCACAAATAAAAAAGGTTTATTATATGTGAGATAATTTAGAATCATTCTAAACAATGGCCAAATTTCCAGTAATGCTAAGTTATCGGAAAAATCAGTAACGGTAATTGATAAGTTATCAATAGTAATAATTTAACGGTTTTTGGTTCTTGCTAAAAAATCTGGGGGGTTTTGAGCGACCGGCGTCCCTTTTTTGCCGACCGGCGTTTGATAAAAATAAATGGGTGGTATATACAAATAAAATGGACGATTACATATTAAAAACAATAATCTTTATTATGAAAGACACTAAAACCAATCAACCGGTTGTAGTTTCACATTTTCAAGGTTTCAAAGACGATTCGGAAGCTAAAGATTTTTCGGAATTTTTAAAAGATCAATTTATGCAACAAGAAGACTTTTACCCTAATACAACATTACATTAGGGGGGTTTTGTTTTAAAATGAAACAAATTGTAATCCCATACTCACCTAGGGAAATCCAAAAATTTTTGCATCAAAAATGCGATATGAACCGATTTAATGTTGTGATTGTTCATAGAAGAGGCGGTAAAACCGTTTTTGCTATAAACCATTTAATTAAGGCGGCCTTGACAAACAAAAACCCCTATCCAAGATACGCCTTTATTTCGCCATATAGATTGCAAGGAAAAAGTACCGCTTGGGACTATCTAAAACAATTTTCTTCTGCGATTCCAGGTACTAAGTTCAACGAATCAGAACTAAGGGTAGATTTTTCGGTCAACAATAGCCGTATTCAAATTATTGGAGCGGAAAATAGTTCGGCTATTAGGGGACAATACTTTGACGGTATTATTGTGGACGAAACACAAAATATTAGCCCTGATTTATTTGATACGATACTAAGGCCTTGCTTATCCGACCGTAGGGGTTTTGCTATTTTTATCGGTACGCCAATGGGTCGTAATTGGTTTTTTGATTTACATGAAAAAGCTAAGACACAAAAGGATTGGTTCACATGCGTATTTAAAGCTAGTCAAACAAAGATAATACCAAAGGAAGAATTAGAGGCAGCCAAACTTGCAATGTCGCCGGAATCCTACGAACAAGAATTTGAATGTTCATTCCAAGCCGGAATAAGCGGTTCTTATTTTGGCAATATAATTGAAGAACTTGAAAAGGAAGATAAGATAAAAGACTTTGAAATAGACGAAAATTTACCGGTCGAAACTTGGTGGGATTTGGGCATGAATGACTCCACCGTAATTATATTTGCCCAAAGGCGTAGCAACGGTGAAATTAGGATTGTGGATTGTTACGAAAATTCTAGTGAGGGATTAGAGCATTATTTTAATGTTATAGACGATAAACCCTACACTTATTCAAAACATATCGCCCCCCATGATATTAGGGTAAGGGAAATAGGAACTAATAAATCAAGATGGGAAACCGCAAGGGAGATGGGAATGGAATTTGAAATAGCACCTAAACTATCTATTGAAGACGGTATTGAACAAGTTAGACGTCTTTTGCCAAAATGTTATTTTCATAAAAGTAATTGCAAAAAATTAGTAGAAGCGTTAAAAAGCTACTGTAAACGATGGGATGAAAAAAATAATTGTTTTAGGAACAAACCCCTACACAACTGGGCATCACATTTTTGCGATAGTTTCAGATACGGTGCAATAACCGAACCGATTGAAAGAAGTAATTGGCAAAAACCAATTAGCGTCAATACAAGTTACATAGTTTAATATGGCAAAAAAAGATAAAGAAATTCAAGACATAGAATTACAAGGTATATTAGGAAGCCAAATAAGAAATTCCATAGGCTACTTAGGTGGAGAACTTTCTTCGCAAAGAAGAAAATCTATTGAATATTATTTAGGCGATAAACTTGGAACGGAAATAGACGGACGTTCACAAGTAGTATCAACGGACGTTTCCGATACGGTAGAAAGTATCTTGCCAAACCTACTTAGGGTTTTTACCGCTTCCGATAAAGTTGTGCGTTGCGATCCGGTTACGGCCGAAGACGTTGCGTTGAGCGAACAAGCTACCGCATATTTAAATCATGTGTTCTACAAACAAAATGATGGTTTTTCATTGTTATATAATTTTTTCAAAGATGCCTTAATTGAAAAAAATGGTTTCTTAAAAGTTTATTGGGACGAAAGCGAAACAATAGAACATGAAACTTATAGAAATTTAACACCGGCTGAAAAAGAAGCGTTAAACGATACCAAAGATGAAATAGAAGTTGTTGAAGAAGAAGTATTGGTTGACGAAGTTGTTAAAGAACAACAAAAAATGGCAAAGGAACAAGCCGAAGCACAAGGTATAGATATTTCAAATGTGGAATTTCCAGATCCGGTTTTATATAATTGTAAAATTAAAAGAATTAGAAAGAAAGGCCAAGTAAAAATTGAAAGTGTTCCGCCGGAAGAATTTTTAATTGAAAGAAAAGCTAAAACTATAAAAGATTCTGATTTTGTTGCCCACAAAGTTTATATGTCAAGAAGCCAATTAATTGAAATGGGTTTTGACGAAGAAACAATAAATAATTTACCGGCTTCACAAGACCAAAATTTTAATACCGAAGACGTAGCAAGAACAAGAAACATAGAAAGTTATAATTTAGATACGCCTACGGACAAATCTACGGAAAAAATCCAAGTATTTGAAACTTACATTAGATACGATTATGATAATGACGGTATTGCCGAACTTAGAAAAGTAATTTGTGCCGGAGAAGACGGACATTTTATTTTAGAAAATATGCCATGCGATAATGTTCCGTTTGTTACGATAACACCAATACCAATGCCGCATAGATTTTACGGAAGAAGTATTTCGGAATTAGTAGAAGACATTCAATTAATGAAATCTACCGTTATGCGTCAACTTTTAGATAATATGTATCTTACAAATAATAATAGGGTTGCCATAATGGATGGTATGGTCAATATGGACGATTTATTGACTACTAGACCAGGCGGTGTTGTTAGAACTAAACAACCACCAAACCAAGTTATGCAGCCATTACAAGCTCAACCAATTTCACAACAAGCCTTTCCTTTATTGTCATACCTTGATAGTGTTAGAGAAGTAAGGACAGGGATTTCTAAACAAGTTCAAGGTTTAGACCCCAATACCTTAAATGCTAAAACCGCAACAGGTGTTAATGCGTTAATGACACAAACGCAAATGAGGTCGGAATTGATAGCAAGAGTATTTGCTGAAACCGGCGTAAAAGATTTATTTAGAAAAATTTTTGAATTGATGGTTAAATATCAAGACAAACAACAAATCGTTGAAATGAATAATACTTATATTCCGGTTAAACCTACGGAATGGAAAGACAAATTCAATATAAATATTGTTGTTGGGCTTGGTACAGGTTCAAAAGAACAACAAATAATGATGTTAAACAACATTTTAGAAAGACAATTACAAGCATTTAATCTTCAAGGCGGTAAAGAAATGCCAATGGTGACATTGAAGAATATGTATAACACATTATCTAACATAATTGAAAACGCAGGACTTAAAAATGTGGACGCTTACTTTGTAAATCCTGATATTGGCAAACAACAAATGCCACCACCACAACCACCACCGTTGACACCTATTGAAAAAATAGAATTTACTAGAATTGAATCCGAAGAAAAACGTAAAATTGCCGAACTTGAATTAGAAAGACAAGAATTAATGCAAAAAAATCAAGAAATGCAATTAGATTTTGAAACTAAAATGAAAGAAATGGCATTGAAGTACAATACACAAATTGATACGGCAAAAATAAAAGCAGATGCCGATTTAGATAAATTAATGGTAGCCGGAAATAGCAAGATACTTGAACAAGCCCAAAAATCTGCTAAAGTGCTATCGCAGCAAGTACAAGGATTAAATGGAAACGAAAGACCAGTCGCTCAGGGAAGAGGAAGTCAGCCGATCTCACCAAGCGAAACAAATACTGGAGAATAAACTTTTTCAAGAGTCAATAGACGAACTTAAAAAAATTTATTCTGAAGCATTGTTGGATAAAACAGGTGCTAAAGAAAGCGATACTAGGGAAAAACTCTGGATTGCTTATAATGTTGTTAGCAAAGTAGAACAACATTTAAAAACTATTCTTGAAACCGGTAAATTGGCGGAAAAACAATTAGAAATTTTTCGCAAAACCGAAAAAGAAAAAAAATTTTAACCAAATAAGGTTAAAATAAGCCAAGTCAAATGACAGCTTAACAATAGGAGATGACTTTATGTCAGATACAAACCCATTACTGAATAATTTTTCAGTACAAGGTGCTGCAAAATCTATTGAGGGAATATTAGACCCTAATACGGCAACTATTAAACCTCAACAAGAAGCAACGCCTGTTGAACCAAAAGAACCGGAAGCGAAAGCCGAAGATAATCAAGAAGTTCAACAACAACCAGAAGCTCAACAAGAAGAAATTCAAGAAGCTCCTGTAGAACAAGAAGCTCCAGTAGAAAATGCTATTGAAGAACAAGAAACCGATCTACACCAAGTAATCGTAAATGGTGAAAGGATTGATGTTGACCTTGAAGAATTAAAAGCAGGTTATCAAAAGGATGCCGATTACAGACGAAAAACAGAAGAATTAGCTTTATCAAAAAGAGAGCTAAAGTCGGAAGAAGATCGTTTGAAAAACCAGTATTCAACTAAGTTAGACGATTTAAATTCGCTAGTGTTGACTTTGAATGCTGAAATAAACAACGATATGAGTTCTAAGGAACTTGACCAATTATGGGAAGAAGACCCAACCGAAGCGGCAAAGATAGACCGTAAGATTCGTAGAAGAAGAGATACTATCGCTTCTGCACAACGAAAATTAAAGGAACATCAAACTGCACAATTTAATAATGCGGTTGCGGAAGAAAAGAAAAGGATAAGTTTAAAATATCCTGAACTTTACGACCCAGTTAAAGGCCATGCTCTTAGACAAAATATGACGAATTATTTATTGGGCAAAGGATTTAATCAAACCGAAATAAGTTCAATTTATGATTCAAGACAGTTTGATATTATAGTTGAAGCTATGAACTATCAAAATAACAAAAAGTTGAAACCAACTTTAGTTAATAAAAAAGTCAAACCGTCTAAAGTTGTTAAATCAGGCGTAAAAGCAACAAAAGAAGAACTAAATTCTCAAGCTAGGTTGAATAAATTTAATTCGTTGAAGAAATCTGGAAGCCCTAAAGACGCTACCGATTTACTTCTTCGTTACATTTAACAACTTAACAAATAGGAGAAGAAAATGGCTGTATTTCAAACTTACCAAACAGTCGGCATAAGAGAAGATTTGGCGGACATCATTTATTCGATTTCCCCAACTGAGACACCTTTTATGTCTGGGATTGCTAAAGAAAAAGCAACAAACACAACTCACCAATGGCAAACAGATGCTTTAGCAGCAGTTGCTGCAAACGCAGCCGTTGAGGGAGCTGATATTACTTACGGAACAATGTCAGCAACAACTAAAGAAGAAAACCACACTCAAATTTCAACAAAAGGTGTGCAAGTTTCTGGAACAAACGAAGCAGTTACTTCAGCTGGTAGAGCTAACGAATTAGCTTATCAAGTTGCAAAAGCAGCAAAAGAATTAAAAAGAGATATGGAAACAGCTCTTTTATCTAATGTTGCAAAAGCTGCAGGTGACGCAACAACTGCTAGAAAATTAGGCGGTTGCCAAACTTGGATTGAAACTAATGTTGACGCTGGATCTGGTGGATCAGGTGCCGGAAACGGTGCTATCAGAACAGATGGTACTCAAAGAGCTTTTACTGAAGATCAGTTAAAAGGCGTTTTGAGAAGTTGTTTTAACGAAGGTGGAAACCCTAATATGATTATGGTTGGTGCTTTCAATAAACAAAAACTATCTGGATTTACAGGTGGTTCAACTAGATTTGATTCTGCTGAAGATAGAAGATTAATTACTTCTATTGATGTGTACGAATCAGATTTTGGTACGCTTCAAGTTGCCCCTAACAGATTTATTAGAGGTGCTAATAGTACGGCTGCTAAAAAAGGCCAAGACGCATTAGTTCTTGAAATGGATATGTGGGCTGTTGCTTTCCTAAGAGATTTTGCTCTACAAACTCCTGCACAAACAAAAGATGCAGATCAGAGATTTTTAGTTGCAGAATATACTCTTGTGGCAAGAAACGAAAAAGCAAACGGATTAGTTACAGACTTAACTACTTCATAATAATAAAATTGTGTGGGGTGTAACCTTGCATTGAATACGCCCCATGCAATCAACCCAATGTTGAAGTCTTAAAAAGGTTATAGACGGAACAACAACGGAGTAAAAAATGAGAACTTTAAACGATTATTTTTTAACTGCTGAAATAGAAGATATATCAACTGCTTCTTCTACATTTGTTGCAGTACCGGACGGTGGAAAAATTGTAAAAATTATTACCGCTTTACAAGGTGCAATATCTGGAGGAAACGCAGCTATATCTTTTGAAATAGGCGGAACAGCTGTAACCAATGGTGGTATAACAGTTGCTCACTCAGGTTCGGCTGCTGGAACTGTAGATAGTTCTACACCAACAGCATTGAATAGAGTTGAAGAAGATGGAACTATTGAAATGATTACAGACGGTGGTTCTACTGGAAGTAAAAAATTACTTGTTACATTCGTTATAAGAAGATAATAAGTTTATGGGGGGATCTTGCCTAGCGGTACTTCCCCCCTACAATAATTAAGGAGAAAATATGAGTTATAATTATGCGTTAAGACCTGGAACTACACAGAAACTTAATACAAATAATTCTTCAACGGCTTCTTCTGCATTTGGTGCACAAACCGAATATATAAGAATAGTTGGAGATGCGAATTGTCATTTTGTTTTAGGTGCTTCCCCAACGGCAAGTGCAACATCTGCTTTGCTACCATCTGGAGAAGTTGAAGTATTAAAAGTTTCACCTGGCGAAAAGATTGCAGTATTTCATGGATCATCTACGAT